GGTTGCTCCTGAAGTAGATGCTGCAGTACTTGTAATTACTTTCCCGCTTGCTTGAATTTGTACAGCAGTTATTTCCTTGATTATTTCTACGTCTGATACAGATGCTCCACTTATAAATATTTCATCTGGTTCTGATCTTATTTCAAATAAACTACCAAACGCCTGAGAGCCTTGTCTTGGAACTATTACAATACTAACTAACTTAGGTGTTAGTTTGTTTATAATATATGCCGAAAGCTCTTGGAAGTAAAATGTTTCGCCGAAGTCCCAATTTTCGATTGCAAAAAATTCGTTAATTGCAGTGATTACGTCAGCTTTTAACTCATTGTCATTAACAACAAGATCTTTGTTTCTAACAATTTTAAAAATCACTTGTAAATCTTCATTAGCTTCTGTACCAAATAGTATCTTATACTTAACTGGATGATAAATGACTTCGTCGCTTATTGACTTTATCTTGTTAATTTCGTCGCCATAGTTTCTAAACAACTCGTCATTGCTCTGAGGCAATGGTAAAGATAATAATGATCCATTTAAATACTGTCTAATATTTGTATCGTATTGTCTTGTTAATATGTATGTGTCAATAATATTACTAATAGCAGGATCAATTCTATAGTTAGAGTCTGCAACATGTGTATATTCAAATCTAATTTTATCTCTACCGGTGTACGCACGATATGTATCAACTGTAGATAAATTATTTAAAACTTTATTAAGTTGTTTAAAAATTCCTTCATCATACAAGTAGAAAATTTGTCCTTCATTTTCATACTGACTATAAGCTCCAATTGCAGCTTGATTTGTTTTTACAACAATTGTATTATCTATGTTATTATAATATCTAAATTCTTCTACGTTGTCGCTTGTTGTAAACTTTTTCAAAAATATAAGTTTTTGTTCTGGTGTTACAAGTGGACTAACAATTTGATTGAAAAGATCTGGATCATCTATAACATTATCGTTATCTAAATCAAAAAATTCAACTTGTATTTTTCTAGTATCAACATAACCTTCTACGTCTTTGTAAGAATTACTAATATTCCAATCATAGTTTTGAGTAAAAGGTTTATTAATATTAGGTTGGGTGTTAATATTAAGAACACGCACTTTGTCTCTAATAATTTTTCCTGATTTAGGATCATAAATTTTATCAGCACTATCAAAAGAAAATCTTGTTTCATTTTCGCTTTCAAATATATAGCGTAAATTTCTTGTAGTTACTGTATATTTTTCGCCGTTAGTTTTAAAGTATACTAGCCAGCTTGCATCAAGATTTTGTCCGGAGGTGTCTCCTGTTTTGCCCAATGCAAATTGATCAAGTGTGTTAATATCCTCTGCAAGTATTAATTTCCATAAACCGTCTGTTCTATCAAAACGTAATGCAAAATCTTTATAAGCAAATGTTTGATCAATAATTTGTGTTTTTAAATCGTTTGTAAAAAATATGCTTAGTGCAGGAACAATTTCCTGTAGTATTGCGCCTGTTGGAATTATATCACTAAGTGTTATACCTCCTGTGTTTAGTGTAGGGTCTATTGTAGTACCATCATCTACAATATTTGTAACTTTTGTCCACTTGTAGAGTACAGCATTAGGATGGTCTGCATCGCCATCCATAATTGCATGACTATTGTTTGACATAAAATGTTTACCTGCAGGAGCAACAAATTTTAACATTGCGCCGGGCAATATAGATTTAAAATTACTTGAAGTAAATGTGCCTACTGGAAATGCAGTTTCATCGTTATCTACAACAGTACCAATATTTTGGTTAGTTAGATTGCTAAAACTGTTCCATGTTGCATTAAGATCGTCTACAACTAGTTTAGAATACTGTGCAAGATAAAAATTTCTAATACCAGAAGATTCAACAATGCTTTGTAGTTTGTTAACAATAATGCCTTCAATATCACTTTGTGATGAAAAGACAAAATCTTGTTTTGTTTCATAAATGTCTTTATATAATATGCCATCGTCTGCATACAATTTTGTAGTACTATATTTTCCGCTTGGATCTTTTATATCTAAGTACCTACTAATTCCTGAACTAATTCTGTTTACACTTTTTGTCTTGATAATTTCTTGGCTAACAGACAATGGACCTACATTATAATCTTCACCTGTAATTAATCTGTTTTGTGTATAGTAAGAAGTAGGTGCATTTATTTTAACATCAGCATTTGATTCTGCTGCACTACCGTTAATAATTGTGTATTGTAGTCTTAATCCTAAAGTTAACGTTTGCTGAGTTCCGTTTCTAGCTTGATACGGAACAGAAATGTTTATGTTGCCAACTGCGCCTGGTGTAATTACAGCAGGAGTAGGTAAACTTGTTCTATAATATATTTTAAAATTACCATTTGGTAAGTTTCCAAATGTTCCGTCACTAAAAACTAAATTAATTCTATCGCCAATGCGACTTTCTACAGCAAACATATCTCTAACTTGATTAAAGATACTATTATAGATAACGTTATTACCTTGCATAGCGTCTAGTTTTGTCCACTGAGCTGTTTCAAATCCGTTTGAGTCAACACTGTATAACCACACATCAGAGTCGTTTATATTTTGGGCATCAATTGCTACTGTTTGGTTTGCAGTTGGATTAGTTATATTAAAAGTGCCTTGTTGCATAGTACCTTGTCTACCATGCATAAAAAATCCTGTATTAGAACTTCCTGCGCCTTGTCCGTCGTCTCTGAATAAAAATGCTGGGCTTGTTCCTGGCAGTGGTGGCTCTTCAACAATACTGCCGTTCTCTATGTCTGAACTTACTAGTTCTATTTTTACATTAGTGCCTTCAAATGCCTTTGTAAATGCAAAGATTGCTGCATCACTATTTGTAGAATTAAATCTATATTTTTGTGTAGTTACACCTTCTATATCCTGCGTCTTTAGAGGATTTCCTATACTATTATTAACAGGCAATGCTGAATTTAATATTTTAGAAAACTGTTCAAAGTAATTATTATTTGCATTATCGTTCCATTTAACAGCAGTATTAGATAAATTTATCCCCTGACTATCAAACATTGTTTCTGTTGTTTTTACAGTTGTAATTTTAAACAATCCGTTAGCGCACTGATTACGTTTTGGGTTATATGCAAGCATACGAGCTAAACGTAGGACACTTTCTCTGCGTTCTGCAGTTTCTAAGAAATTTTCTCTTGCATTTAGGTCTACACGGAAAGAAATATTTTGACCTAAAAATGCAATCATGTCAATTAAGGCTAGATATTCACTAGATTCGATATAATCATTAAAATCTTCGGGATAGTTTTGACGCAGATAGTTAATCATAGCCCTGCGTAGGTTATCAAAATCGTAGCTTTGGAAATCTGCGTTCCTAAAGCTACTATAAATTCTTTTCCAGTCCTCTGATACTAGTAATCTAGACTGTCTATCACTTGATGACATATCATTATTCCTTTATACTTGTGTATTTATGTGATATAATAATGTATGTATTTAATTTTTAAATAGTAAACCTGCTTGCTGATCAAAGTTAAACCGTAGTTCTTCTACTATAGAATAGTTAATAAATTTAACAGTTGCCGTAACTTGTATGCCATTTTCATACTGATCTACAATAACTTCTTCAGCTTGTACTCTAGGATCATAATTAATAATAAATGTAACATTTTCAATAATTGCTTGTTGTAAGTCAACTGTAAAAGGTTCAAATAATATATCCCATATAATACATCCAAAAGTTGGATCAGACAATTTCTCTCCTTGTCTAATATGGAAATGGTTAATAATATCTTGTTTTATAGCTTCGTGGTCATAAACCTTAAAGCTTTTATCCTTTGTACCGGAAGAAAATCCCCTATAAGTCCTGCTACCAGGAAGTTCTTTCTTATTGCTTGACACGCTTAATTTTTTATATAGATTTTGTTCTAGTTCGCTCATACTATATTTACCTTACTATTGTGGTCCAGTATTTTCAGTACCGTCCGCATTTTGTGGCCCTGGTGCATTTTCATTTTCTGGTGGTGTAGGAGATTCTGCTTCAAGTTCTTCATTAACTTCTTTACTTGG